ATCTGGCCGAGTGTGTCTGTCAACTGTCCGAACGAATCCTTGATGGAATCGAACAGACCACTGCCAACTCCTCCACCCTTGAACTTGTCCACCAGCTTCTTGAACAGAATCACCAGGCCGGCGAATAGACCCGTGTTGATCGTTCTGAGGAAGTTCTGGAAGTTGATGCCTGTTAGAGAACCGGATATGGCCTTACCCAGACCAGCGAAGAATGCACTCATCTTCTGAGCCAAAGGCTCGAAGATCTTCCAGACAGTCTTGATGACGGCGCCGATTTTTCCCCAGACACCGCCGATCACATTACCCAAAGCGGAGAGAGGCTTCAGTTTCTCGAGGAGACTGCCTGCAGCCTTGCTTCCATCGAATCCTGCGAACAAACCACCAAGGGCTCCAGCAAGCGTCTTAATGAGCTGGATCGGTCCGGCAATGAACTTGCCCAGCCCCTTGAAGAAGTTGGACAAACCAGTACCACTCCTGATCGCCTTGTCCAGCGCGACCAAGAAATCACCGATATTGGCGGTCCATGCAAGGAAGCCGCCGGATCCAGAGGTAGCCACGCCAGCAAGTGTCAACAGTGTCTTGACGACCTGCTTGACGACTTGGAAACCGATATCGATGATCGCGAAGAAACCCGCAAACGTTCGCTTGAGGTTGTTCGCCGTCGTTCCACCGATCGTGAGGTTCTTGGTGAAGCTCTCGATCGATTTGGAGATGGCCGCAAGTTGCTTGCCAGTTATGGCTGGGAATATCTCTCGGAAGGCATCCTTGACGGGCTTCATTACCGCGATCAGGGCTTTGAATGAATTCCCGATCGCATTGATGATCGCCGTGCGACCACCGAATTTGGCCCAGTCCGCAAGAACCTTGTTTCTGGCGTTCGACGACGCACTGACGAATCCGCCAAGCGTGTTGCTAACGCTCGTGAAAAGCGTCTTTGCTTGGTTGAAGTTACCGAAAATGATTTGCCACGTGCTGGTCCAGCCTGAGCCGACAGCCTCGCCCAAGGTGCTGACCAACTGAGAGAACGTCTTGACCTGAGTCGCAGCGTTCTTGGCCAACTTGGCCTGCGTCTGCAAAGCCTTAATCTCAGCAGCATTGAAGCCTTGAGCCTTGAGCTGGGCGTCTGTCAAGTCGCCTGTGAACTGCCCTAGAGTTCTCGTTAGGACATCAGAGGTTAGCCAGGACTTCTCGCCGGGCTTGGCAGTGATGGAGTCGCGGAAAGACTTCCCACCGATGGAGACATTCTTCATCGAACCCGTGAGCTTGACAGCACCCTTGTCCAGAGTACCCATCTTCTCAGCGTTCTGAGCCAAAGCTCGCTGGAAGACGGTGCCACCCAAACCCGCGTTGACGACTGAGTTCCAGTCCTCAAGAGAAACCTTGCCCGAAGATATAGCTTGTGAGAGCTGATACATCGCTGTAGCGGCCTGCTCAGCGCTCGAACCCGACAGAGCAGCCAGGTTGGACAGACCCTTGATCGAAGCAACCGACGTCTTCAGATCCACACCGGCGGCAGTGAAGGTACCGATGTTCTTCGCCATCTCCGAGAAGTTGAAGATGGTTTGGTCAGCGTAATGGTTCAATTGGTTCAACGCTGCGTTGACCTGATTCAGGTTGGTCCCTGCTGATGCCGTGTTCGATAGAATCGTCTGAATCGCGTTGAGGTTGGTCTCGTACTCGTGGAAACCGTCAGTCAGCGGCTTGAACGTGAAACCCTTGAGAATGTTCTCACCGGCGATGACGGCTTGACTGGAGAGGGTCGCAAGAGCGGTGAGACCAATGGCACCCATCGCCTTGAACTTACCGCCGATTCCCTCAACGGCCGATGCGATCTTACCTAGCTTGGTCGATTGAGCCTCAGCAGACGCCCCGATTTGATCCAGACCCTTGGCGGTGCCCTGCATCTTGAGTTTGCTGTTGAGCTTATCGAGAGCCGAAAGACTCTTCTCGACACCGGTGAGGAACTGATTGCCATCGAACTTCATCGAAACGATGCGTTCTTCAATGGTACTCATGAAGAGGTCACCACCTTCCATACCTCGTTCTGGATTCTGTCAAATATGGGACGCATTGCTGGGTTGATGTAATCTCGACCGGCGACGTATCCGCCAGTCCCCGTCGCGTAACCATACTGAAGCATGATGGCAACGGGGAACCCGCTTTCAACGTCAGTATTGAGCCAGGATATGGTGCAGGACGCAGCGGATTTCTCAATTCGATACGTCCATCCATGAGCGGCCAAACCGGAGTCAACTGGAGTCGCAGAGGCTAGAGCGTTCGCTCCTTCTTGTGCGAGTCTATCGAGTCCCTGGAAAAAGTTCCCCCGGGCTAATTTTTGAAGATAAGCTCGCGTTTTCGTGTAGGAACCGCTCGTACTAACGCTGATCACGTTAACGCCTCTCCCTACATTACTCCAGACCGGTCATCTTTCGACCGATGTCGAACGTGGTCAGGTTGGCTTCTCGCACTGCGTCGAAAGTTTCGAAATAGAACCGAAGGATATAGGCCTCGTCGACCGTGTAACCGAAATCGGTTACAAGAGGATCCGTCTGTCCTGAAGGATGATTCGCCAACCACGTGGCGATGATTTCGATCTTTTCGAAAGCTGCATGTAGTGCGAGAACGGCTTGGGGGGCCTGATAGTTCAGTGTTTCTTGGGTTACCGGAAGGCCAAGCATGTTGTACATTCTCCCCGTTACAGATCTGTTCCAGTGTCTCCAGGATCGGTTCCCACGAGCTCTACGACAAGCTCACAGGGTTCAGTGGCGCTTGCGTAGATTCGGAAAGTTCCCAATGACGTTACTCGCGTACCCGTGAGAATCACCGATAGGAATCCGCTAGCCGAGGGATACCAGAAACCGTTCATGGGAACGATGTCAGGCTGTGCGTTTGCTACCGCCTGATTTCTCAACTGCGTGATTATGGTGCTGGACGCGGTTGCGGGCGTGCCTGTTGACGTGCTCTGCTCCCCACGAAGTCTGGCGAGCATAACCTCGTTGTCGGCAGTTGAGTCAAGCGTTAGACCAGATGTGCTGGTCCTATACGCGCATCCACCGATTACCGGAATGTCGTCGAGTCGAAGATATCCCGACTCGGTGGTGATTCCTGATTTTTCCGTGAATCGACGTCGGCGAGCCAGCACTTTTGGCGAAATAAACCATGCCGTCCATCCGCTACCCGAGGTTGCAGTACGCACCCACGGACCAGAAGGGATGATGGCTGATCCGCCGAGATGGAACGTGAAGGTCTGTCGAGCGAAGTTGGTTCCGTCGACATAGGTAACCACCTCGCCCGCATAGCCAGCAAATCCCCAGGAGGTGGAGTTCGCCGACGTGTAGATCAGTCGAGAAACACCTAGAGGGTAGCTGGTGAACGCTGTGGTTTGTACGAAGCTGCCGGGCGTGAGATTCGCCATGATCTGAACGGGCGCCCACGCAGTCCAACCACCGCCACCATTGGACGTGTGCGTTGTCCTGACCCACGACCTTGGAAACTGCGTTCCTCCGGCAGCATTAACGAACGTCTGAGTACAGTGCGTGGTGTCGATATTGTCGGTTATGACAGTGCCGATACCCGAGTTTATCGACCATGCCGTAGCGGCACCAGTGAGTGGCATGACCGAAGTGCCTGGAGGATATGCCGTAGATGCGGCAGTTTCGGCCAAGACGCTGATCACTCTTACTGCGAAAAGGTCCGCCGGCGTTACGGCTCGGCTGGTGTCAGTGCCTGTGATGGTCTCTGCGCTGGTAGCAAGCTCGACTAAACCCCGACGCGTTGCCGTGGACGTGAGAGCGGACAAGCCCAGCGGAGTCACAGCCTGGGTGCCGTCAGTACCGGTGATGGTCTCGGTGTCACTCGCCAGTAGAACGATACCCTTGACGGTGTCAGTGGCATCCACGATGGTAGCAGTGGCAGAACCTGCATCGATCGTTGTATCGTTGCCTCTGGTCAAGATTAGGTGACCGAACTCGTCGAACGCGCCGTTTTTTAGCGCCGCCGCCTCAATCTCAAGCCCTTTTTCGGCGGTCAATCCTACAACAGTTCCCATGAGAACCGCCTTTCTGCTATGAGCTGACGGTGAAGCTATCGGCGTCGATGGCGACTGCGGTCGGCCAGGTGATCTCGAAGGAGTTGAAGTCCAAACGACCAACAGCGTGGAAACTGTCAGGAGCGCTGGCCCGGTACGTTCCATCGCCAAGATCGGTGATCGTGAATGCGAGTGAAGTATCGAAGACGTCAACCAGGTCTTCGAAGGTTGGCAATCGCGGAGCGAATTCATCGTTTCCGTAAAGAATATCCTCGACTGCCGAGAGCGTTCCCGGATTCACGTCTCGAGAATCGATCACGACGTGAGCCGATCGTCTGTAGCCGGTGGTCAACGGAGCTCGTGTGGAGATTGCCCAACTGAAATCTGTCGGATCGTTCGATCCACCCATCGTGGAATAGCTTCGTTGTGAAACAGAAGCGAGGGCGTTGTACACGAGATGGATCCGATAACCGTGATTGGGTCCATCGAGATCATTCCCTACCTTGGTTCGGTATGAGAAACCGAACTCCTGACGACGCTGTTGAGTGACGAACAATCCCGTGCGGACCGTGGCAGTGCCATCGCACACACCGAACTCGTCAGGATACGTGTAGGCAGTCAGTGTTGCCTCGAACTCCTCGGCAGTGGAGACGTTGAGGTACTTCACCCCATCAAGGTATAATGGCTTCGGTGTTCCGCCAGTAGGATTCTCGACTACCGATGTGAGACCAATCCAGGGTACGCCAGGCTGACTCTCAAGGTATAGAACCCCGCGGTCGATACCCAGCTCGAAAATCTTAGAGCCGGCGGTAGCCCAACTGAGTCTTGCCATATCGAGTCCTCCTCTCACCCAGTAGAACCGAGTTGTGACCTGCGTTGTGCATTCAGTACTCGCTGTTGCTGCATTACTTCTGTGCGAGACATCTTCTTCTTCGGCGCGTTCTTTTCATTGATCACCTTGATCTGGGTGAACAGACGATTGAGATGCCAGGTCTCGAACTCGGTGGGAATGTTCAATGCGATCATCCAGAAACGAATGATCTCCGCTGTGATGATTTCCCGGTTTGCAGAACGAGGTTTATGATCAGTAAACCACGTAGCGGTATGCTTACCGTTGATGTACTCGTTGACGTCGTCGTAGTTCTTCTTAGAGAGTTGTAGGAAAATCTCCGGAGGAACATTGGACGTCACCGTCATGGCCTCGATATACCACAGAGTTTCCTCGGTAGTCTGA